CAATCCTTCCAGTGGATTTTTGGGTGGACAAGGCGCATCTGCCGGTGGTTCTTCGAGCGGTGATAATTCCACCATACCAAAAAAAGAAGGCTTAGGTGCAAGTGGTTTAAGTGGATTTCCAGGTATACGCACTAAACTAGGTACATAAAATATGGATACGTCTGAAGGTCAAGGTACGCTTGGCACGCCCAATACATTATTGGAATGCTTACGTAAACGTTATAATGCAGCCAAGTATGTTGCTGATCTTTGGATTCCGATCATGCAAGCTTGTTTCTTTTATGCCGTTCCTTTCCGGAATCGGTATTATCTTCCGGGTAAAGAATTCCAAGGCACAGCGCAGAATACACGCGTCTATGACACAACAGCTGTAGAAGGCGTAAAGACCTTCGTATCAAAACTTCATGACACTATGACTCCGCCTGGGGTTCAATGGGCGTCGCTTGAAATAGATGACCGAGGAGCAGACGATGATGAGGCAACGGTTCAATCATTAGAAGCTGAACAGATGGAGTTGAATAAATATGTAAGGCAATTATTTACATATATTCATGCTTCAAATTTTGATACGGTTATCAATGAATGTTATTACGATCTTTGTATTGGTACAGCCGCTTTAGTTATTAACCAATATACTGACGATCAGCCATTCCTTTGTACTAGTATTCCTATGGATAAGCTTGCAATCGAAGAAGCTGCCAATGGCAATATCGAATCTTGGTTTAGAACCTGGCAGAATCTTAAGATTGCTGAGCTCCATACACGTTGGCCGAAGATTAATTTAACACCGGATTTAATTGGCGATATGCTTGGCGATCCTGATGCTAAAGTACGTATGGTTTACGAAGGCGTAGCGTACTTTGCAAAAGAACCTAAACCTTATCTTTATGCTGTGTGGTCAGATACAGGTATTCTTTATTGCGAATATTTAGAATCCAGCCCCGGTATTATATGGCGCTTTCAAAAAACTAATAATGAAACATGGGGTCGTGGCCCTGTGATGGAAGCATTACCTTCCATTATTAGTTTGAATGAAGTCGCTCGTATCGAATTGGCTTCTGCAAACTTAAACACATTTAGACCGTACATGGGGTTCTCCGATGCCGTCTTTAACCCGCATACTTTCAAGCTTGAACCTTTTACTATTATTCCTATTGCTCCAATTGGTACTAACGGACAAGTACCACTCATACCATTACCGGATTCCAGTAATCCACAATTTAGCCAATTAACCATTCAAGATTTGCGTTTGCAAATTAAAGCATTATTATTTGCTGAAGAGCCTGCGGATGGTCCTGGTATACAGCCACAAACAAAGTATGAGCTTTCACAAAAGCAACAGAATTTAGCGCAGAAGATCGGGCCTTTATTCTCTCGTTTACAGCAAGAATGTACAGTTCCTGTTATTAAAAGATTTGCGCATATCCTTCATACGATGGGCAAATTACCGTATCCTAAGATCAACAGAAAGCGTATTATATTCCGCTACAAATCACCCTTAGCATTAGTAAAGGGTCAGCAAGACGTGGCACGTTTTATTGATTTCGTACAGACTTTGCAAGGTACGATGGGCCCTGAAGCAACGCAGCTTTATATCAACCCTAAGACAACGCCTTATTTATTAGCGCAAGCATTGCAAATTGATGTTCGCTTCTTAAATAAACCTGCGGATGTTGCAAACGTTATGCAAAAAGTACAAGATCAACACACTGAGCAAATGAACGCAGCAGCGGCTAATGGTGCAGCGCCAGAAGCACCTGCTCCGATCGTAAATACAGGCCAATAAAATAAGGAAATACAATGCACCCCGATGAAAATCCAATCTTACAACCGGAAGATTATACAAAGCAATATCGCGAAAATGTCGAGTCCCTAAAAAACAAACCTGAGCTTATTCAATTTGATCGCATGAACTACGAATTATTTAATTCAGAATTAGGAAAGAAATGGATTGAATATGTCACTCAGACTTATTTAATACCGCCCAGTGCTGATCGGAATCATCCGAACTATTCAACGGTTATTACGTGGGGTGAAGGCTTTAAAGACTTCGGTCGAATGATATTACAATCTGTAACATCCCATGCTCAAAGGATCAAAGCCTCCGAGGTGAAAGTATGACAGAATTGAATGGAGAACAACAACCTTCTTGGTACATTGACGAAGGTATTCCGGGCGTCGGTGAGCGTCCCGCATGGCTAAATGAGAAATTCAAAACCGCAGCTGATCTAGCGAAAAGCTATACCGAACTTGAGAAAAAGTTTGGTATGACACCGGAAGAATATGATCTTTCGAAGTCTCGCTATCTCGATAAAGACTATACACCGATTCAAGAATTCTTGACGCTCGCAAAAGATAAACGCGTACCGAAAGATGTGGTCGATAAGATGGTTGATTCGATCGACAAATACATGGACGAATTTGCCATTGACTATGCTGAAGAAGCGCAGAAGCTAGGCGATAATGCTAAAGAGAGATTAAATACTCTCGATAACTGGGCCAAGGCCAATCTCAGTAAAGAAGCACATAGCGCTTTATTGAAAAACCTTAAGACCGCCGATTCTATTAAAGCACTGGAAGAACTCAGGAGTAAAATGATGAGCAATAATACTACAATACCGGGTGGTAACGATGCCGATATTAACAATGTCGCAACCCTCGACGAGATTCGGTCTGAACTTTCCGCTAATCTGCCGAAATATAAATCTGATCCTAAATACCAAGCGGATATCCGCGCTCGTTTAGAAGCGGCTTCGGAATCATCGAACTATGTTGACAAGAGTGGCTATTAACCTGCTATAATTCTATCCAATATCTTACCGCACCAGACTAGCGGTAAGAGTTGGACAACTTCACACCGCGACCCAGATTCTGGAAAATCGCACCAGCGCGAAGCCCTACTTAAAGTTTAGTCATTATTTTGATTAATTTAACTAGGAGACTTCCATGTCAACCTCATTGACCGCTGTCCAACAAATTGAATTTGATGCCCTTGTAAAAGCTGAATACCAATCACTCGGTTTCTTACTCCGCGACACAGTACGTGTTCGTCGTGACGTGATTGGCGCAACCGTTTCATTTAGAAAAGTTAACCAAATCCAAGCGGTCCCAACAGGCTATTTACAAACCGTGGTGATCCAAGATCCTGGCTACAGCCAATACCAAGCTATTATGCAAAAGTACACAGCGCCTACCGCTGTTGATACTGTACAAGAATTAACCGTAAACTTCGATGCGAAGATGGAAAATGCCATGCTCGTCGCGAATGCCCTTGGTCGTCGTTCAGACCAAATTATCATTAATTCTTTAGCGACAAGTCCTGGTCAAACGATCGTGGACGGCGGTACGAATATGACCTATTCGAAATATACCCAAGCTATCCAATTCTTTGATAACAACGCTGTGCCATTACCAGAACGTTTTGCGGCAATGTCAGCTAGTAATTTCCAAAGTTTATTGCAAGCCGATCAGTTCGTTTCAACCTTCTATACGCAAAACCGCGTGCTAGACAAGGGTTTCGTTCGTGATTACCTTGGCGTGAACTTAATCATCATTCCAGAAATGGTTGAAGGCGGCTTACCATTTGCTTCCGCGAATATTCGTGAAACATTTTTCTGGCATAAGCAATCAACTGGTATGGGTATCGGACATGACTTCCGCACCGAAATTAACTATTTACCCCGTGAAACATCATGGTTAGTAAATGGTATTTTCTCAGCGGGCGCGATCACAATTGATAACCTGGGTATTATCCAAATCAATTGCGATGAAGCAGCGTAATCTTATTAACTTAATTCGGAGAATATAATCATGGCTTTTACCGACGCAAACTGGGCATGTGTTTCCTCTTCCTTGAACCAAGGACAACTGACCGTCGTGCCTTTTGGCGGATCTTCAACGATTGAAAATGCACCTAACATTTTTATGTATGGCTCACCAAATGACGCCGTTGCCACAATCATAGCTTCTAACTACTTTCTAGCACAGTATGCTAGTTTGTCAGTAGGCGACTGGATCATGGGTTTTGGTACGGACGCAAGCTTTGCCGTTCAAGTGACTGCATCTTCTTCCACAAGCGTAACTGTGGAAAGCACAGGTATCACAACCTCGATTGGTACGGCTAATATTGTCAATCATGCTGTGACTTATGCTAAGATTCAGCAAGCATCTGCGTATACCTTGATTGGTAATCCAACCAGCGGAACCGCTAATGTCGAAGAAATTACATTAGGTAATGACTTAAGTTTCTCAGGCACAACCTTGCAAGTTGCATCTACTATCCTAAATTATGCTGCCGTTACCATTAGTTCAGCAGAGTTTGCGGGTATGTACGCAACACCTAAATTGTTAGTTGCTGCTCCTGGCGCTAATAAATTACTCGTTGTTGATAAATTAGATTTATTAATGACCTTTGTGAGTGCAGATTATGCAAACGGTGGTGTAGTTGCAGCTCAATACGATTCTACGGCGCATGGTGCTGGTGTGATTGCATCGTCAACATGGGCAGCATCATCGTTCTTTGTTGGCGTGAGCACAGGTTTCCCATTTGCAGGCGCGAGTTCAGTTGCTCAAACCTTCTCAACATGCGTGAATAAGGGTCTGTACTTATCTAACTTAACAGGCGCGTTTGATACTGGCGACAGTACATTTGTAGCGCATGTTTGGTATAAGATTATTCCTACAGTTTAAGATTTAAGGAGCTGTTGAATGGCTGTGTCCAAGACCACAATTGTGTCACTTGCGGTGATGCTGCTTGGGCATAAACCAGTTACCACGCTAGATAACGCTGATGATTTAGTCACGGCAGCCGAACAGGCATATGATGTTCTACTGCCGAGCGTATTAAGCTTAGGAAACTGGCGTTTCTCGATGCAAATTCAGCAGCTCTCTTTATCTCCTATTATTCCACCTGTTGATACAGGATGGCAGAATATCTATTTACTGCCTTCGGGTTGGCTTAAGAATATTCGTATTATTCCTGAAAACTATGTTTACGAAATTTATGCCGGTGGTTTGATTTATTGTAATTGGGGTACACAGACACCGATCTATATGGAATATGCTTTTGTTCCAGATGTTTCACAGCTTCCATGGCCTTTTATTATGTATTTCATTTACGAGATCGGCACTTATCTCTGTTTATCAAGCGCACAAAAACCTGAATATTTTACCGTATTAGAACAGCAACGTATTTTAAGATTAGCAATGGCAGCCGCAGCGGATGCGCAAAACAGACCGCAGCTCAATCCTGTTATCCTCCCAGTGCTTGCGAATCGAAATATCACAGGAATTATTGGCCCACAGATAGGATAAAAAAACGATGCCCTATCAGTTATGGTCTCAAGACAATTTTACAAAGGGGGAGCTCTCCCCGTACATGTACGCCCGTGCGCAAGTCAATCAATACTATGATGGCTTGAAGCGAGCTCAGAATGTGATTACCTATCCAACCGGTGCTGCGGGTAAACGTTTCGGTACCCTATTTCAGTCTATTTTAAATGCCGCTATTACGGCCTCAAATCAAATCTTCTTTGCGAAGTTTCAATATCTAGACCAGTGTATTTATCAGCTTGTTTTTTATCCGGGTAATATTGATATTTATCTTGAGGGTATATTTGTCAACAACGTTTCAACATCGTTAATTGTAAACGAAATAGAAACCATTAATTTTACGACCATTGGTGCGGCTTTTAGAATTGCAGGCGTAGGATTTGCGCCTTATGATCTGACGCGATCGGCTTCTTCTCCATACACAATAACAGGTATCACAGCGAATCAGTTCACCTTTACCGGTGGTACGACTAATATGAATACCCCATATCCTGTTTTTTTTACAACTACGGGAACACTACCTGTAACTACTCCACAAATAATTGCCAGCGTAATTTATTTTGTGAATAGTTTTGGCAATACGGGGGCGGTTAATGTTTTTTCTTCTGCTCATAATGCAAAGTTTAATATTGATCCTTTTACTTTAACAACGGCAGGTACGGGTACTAATAAGATTATTTTGCAAAATACGTGGACTTTTGCTAATACTACTTTCAAAAATTTACCTATCTATGATTTTAATGGATCAACGACTTCGTATGATGCTTTAACATTTACACCAAGCGCTACAGTTGGAGCAGGCGTCACGATTACCGTGAGTGGAGCAGGTTACGCTCCTTTGACATCTGCGTATGTTGGCGGTGCATTTATTGGTGCTGGTGGAACTTCTCGCATTACAGCCGTAGCATCTGCCACTTCATTCACAGTTTCAGTTCAAACACCATTCGATTCAACGGATCCTATTCAGGGTAGTTTATCCTTATTAGCAGAGCCGGCGTGGAGCGATGCTAGAGGTTGGCCTCAAGTCTGTTCCAGTTATCAAAATAGAGCACTATATGCTAATACAATATCTTTGCCAAACGGCTTTTATGCGAGCGTCATTAATGACTATACCGATTTTGGTGATCTCACCACGAATGATGATGACGCGATTTCGTGGTATCCAAGCTCCAATGATGTGAATGTTATTCGTTTTATTGTACCATTCCGCAGTATTACGGTTCATACGAATAGCGGTGTTTATTCAAGCCCATTATCAGATATTTCTGCGATCACGCCCAACAACTTTACATTACAATTACAAGACACGAATGCTGCTGACCAAATTCAGCCGGGTTCGATTGATAATCAGATCATAGCCATTACAGGCAATGACGTTCAGGCGATGGTTTGGGATGGTATTAATAATGCCTATACGACTAATATTGTTTCAGTCGTGAACGAGCAATGTATTCGTAATCCGGTCGACCAATCCAATTATGCTGATTTGCATCATGCAGGAAGTCGGTATGTCTTTA